GGTAGTTATCCGGGTCGATCACAAAGGCGAGCGACAGATCGCCACGCTTGTGTGGCAGCGCCCGGCGGATGTTCTCGATGATAATGTGCCAATCGCCTTTGTCCTTGACATCGGCCCCATGATTGGTTTTCCAATGCTGCTCTGCGGTTCCGGCATTCAGCGACACCCGGATATAGTCAGTCGCCGCCGCGATTTCGGGCGTCAGCAGCCGCCCGTTGGTGGACAGCGCGGTTTTGATGCCGAGCGTGTTGGCCAGCTGCAATGCCTCACGTGTCGCTTTGTTGATCAGCGGCTCGCCGCCGCCCTCAAACTGGATAATCCGCCCGCCGAGCCGCGCGGCATCCTGGACATAGCGCAGCAGCAGATCGCGCGGCAGCGTCACCCGAAAGTCGAACTGTTCGATGTGTCCATCCGGCGATGGGTGCCGAAAAAGACAGAACACGCACTTGTGCTGGCACACATTGGACGGGTACACCACCCACTCGATTGGCAGGGGCATTTCGCCGCGCGTAATCGCCTCTAGCTTGTCGTAGTGGCGCAGCATTTTCATGCCGTTAAAGCGATGATAGGTTGTCAACTTCCCTCCATCCCATAATCAGAAAGCCACGCAAGAGCCTATCCATCGATCCTCCACAGACCGAGCGGCAGCCGCCCCGCTCCAGCGGCGGCCACCACGCCCCGATCGCGCACCCACTGGGCAAGCATCTGCTGATTAGTGCCAAGCCGCTCCATGAGGCGCGGATCGTGCGTCTTGGTCTGCCCCACGCCGTTCTCGGCAACCGCGTGGATGGCGTCGTAGGGCAGGTAGGCCACCTGAAAGCCCTTTAGCCATGCGTCGTAGGTAAATGCCACATCCTCGGAATGCAGGCCCGGCCAGTCAGGGAATCGCACCCCCGCCGCAAGCACACCATGCTTGATGTACATCAGCGACGCGGTGACGTGCGCAACGTAGGCGGCGTTGGTGCTATCGAAGTTCGGCATTAGCCAGCCGTTCGGCATCAGCACGAAGCCAAACGAGATCGCCCGCCCTGAACGCGCCCGCAGCCGCCAGCCGAATACATCAGCGCGATCTCGCCACCGATCCCACTCGGAAAAAGTGTCAGACAGGATCTCCACATCATCGTCAATAAATAGCGCGTCATGTCCCGCCTCGCACGCCTGATCGAGCAGGGCATTGGATGCCGCTGCCCAGCCCTGGCGACTGTCTTTGAGCAGCCGCCAGGGAACCGGCACGTGCTCTAGCCCCTGTGGCTCGCGGCCGAGCGTGGCGCAGAGGATGTCAAGCATGGATGCGCTCCAGCCATCGCCGGCTCTCGCGCCGCGCCTTCACGCTCATCCCCACATCAACCGCCCGCGCCTCGTGAATGGAGCGCAGCACCAGTTCATCATCTCCGAACAGTTCAACGCCGTACTTCTCGGCCCATGCCCGTACTGCTGCCACCGTGCCGGTGCGGAGCGCGGCCAGCCGATCGGCGTGGCGCTGCTGATCCGCTGTGCGTGGGGGTGGGGTTTTAGGCATCGCCTTCGTCCTCCATATCGGGCATATCTTCCTGCTGTGTCTCATCCTGGGCCGGCTCGTCGTCCTGCCCCGTCTGCGCATCACCATCCATCTCCTGTTCCATTTCCTCCGCTCGCGCATCGTCCTGATCGAACAGTTTCTGGATGTCCTTCAGCGGCAGATCGGGCAGGTCGCTAAAGCGGCGCATGGCCTCCTCGTCCTGCGGCGTGGGGTGGAACGCGCCGATACGTTCTAGGATCTCGGCAAACGTTGCTAGCCCTTGCAGGTCGTACTCGCGCACCGCCGGCAGCGTCACATGCGGCAGATCGGTAAGATTGCCAAAGTCGTTATAGCGGAACAGGCGCGCAACCGCCTGCCGCTGAATCGCGGCGCAGATCCGATCCTGATAGCCCGTCAGCGCCTTTAGGAACAGATCGATCTTGCTTTTCCCTAGTGCAAACGAGCCGGTGTCGCCGGTGCCAAGCGCGATGAACTCTGCCAGCGCCGTCGAAAGCGCCCACGTGCGAAAGCGGGTAATCGCGTCAAGGTACGTCACCGCCTCCAGTCCCGGCGATGGAGCAAAGGTGAAATCGTACCCGAACGGCACGCGGATGTACGCCTCCTCGTTCTGCCGAAGGGCGCGAGCAATGGCGTCGAACGTTTCGAGATGCGCCTCTGTAACCGTCACATCCTGCGTTTGCTTAAAGACCGGGATGCCCGTGCCGAACCGCTCTAGGGCGATGCCGAAGAGCAGTTCAAAGTTCTTGACGAAATACGCCTGCCGATACATGCCCCGGAGGGCGCTGCGCCCCTCCGGGCTGCCCTCGGTGTCATCCGCAACCAGGTGGATACACTTGGTCAGCGGCAGCACGCGCAGCTCGTAGGACGGCGCGGGGCGCTGCTGAAACTCGGTTACGGTCCCGTTTGCGTCGTTGCCCCACTTGTGCAAACTCTCCTGCCGCCGAAAGCCCCAGCCTGCCCAGCCCACACGCCCATCGGGGAACTTAGACGTATTCGGCCCGCGCCGCTTGTACACCATTTCTTGCACTACCCAGCCGAACGGGATAACGCTATAGCACCGCCGCATCGAGGTTGCCAGATCATCGCGCATATCCTGAAGGCACTGCTCCAAAAACTCGGCGGCCTGCTTATCCCGATCGGTATTGCCTCCCGGCGTTACCTGCACATCCGTCCTGAGCAACGTGTTACATGCGCCCACGAATGCGCCCGCCGCTGGCTCGTCAAGGATCATCTCGCGGTATATTTTCGCGGCGGCGGCCCCGCGCAACTTGGGGTTGACATCGAGCGAGATGTAGCCGGAGAAGATGGGGAGGCCCGTGGCCCCGATTTCGGCGCGTCTGCGTGGCATCGTTAATACCCTTTGAATAAGTTTGGCTTCGGTGTTTTGGGACGGGTGACAACAATCGGCGGCGCGGGCCGAGCCATCACGCCATACCGCAACATGTCATACGGATCGTCGCCGCCGCGCCCGTTGGCGTCGGCGTTCACTTTCTTCACGTCCTCGGCATTGCGTGGGTCCGTAACCATGCGCGGGATCGCCTTGCGCGTTTCTACACATGATTGCCAGATATAGAGCGTCGGCGGGCGGGTGGCGTTGCCAAGCCCCTCCTGAATGGCCGCCGCACCGTTGACCCGATCGACAATCGCCCGCTCTAACGCAAGCGCGTTGTGGCCCACCTGTGCGCGGACCGCCTTTTCCCACTTGTCGGCCAGGCTTTCGCTGTCGTCACCGCCGCGCGTGGCCCACATATCATGCCCGGCGGCAATCACCCGAATGCGATCGACCGACAAGCCAAGCGAAGAGACACAGGAGAGGTAGCCCGCTGCCAGGTCGGGTATCAGCGTCTTGCGGGTCACGAACTCACCCATGAGATGCACCGACCCATCCGGCGCTTGCCCCAGCACGCCAGCCGCAAAGGGATGCCCGAACCCGTAATCAAGCGCACCCCAGATAATCCAATCGCCGGTTATCTCAGGATAGGGCGGCTCAATCACATGCTTGGCTTCATCCCACGCCTCAAAGTGCTGCCCCTCCGCCCCCACCCACAGGCCCATGCGCAGACGCCAGTAGCGCGCGCCGGTAAGTGCATCAAGCGTGGCGATCGTTCGCCGCCCGCGCTCGGTCATTGTGCCGGTATCGTCAAACAGTGTCGGGTTATCCTCATGCCGGCTTTGGAGGAAACACAGGTGGCCCGCATCACGCCGCTGGATAATCCAGTGGTCCTCTGGCCCAGGGTTGCAGTCAATGATAAGTTGCGAGAAGGGCGCATTGTCCGCCCGCCCGGTGGCGCGGGTGGTCAGGGTCTCGTGATCGGCCTCTTCCAGTTCTTCGGCCTGATTCTCATACACAAAATCGCGCTCACTCGATAGCGCCTTGCCGGGGTTGTCCATGCCTGCAACCCACAGCCGCGAGCCGTTCGCGTAGTCGTACCACTCTGGCGTTTTGCCGCCGTAGGGCATCACGCCCCCGCGCTGCTCAATAATCTTCTGGTAGGTTTGGAGCGCAGAACTGTACAGCGTTACTCGCACCTTGCGAACAATCACCGCCTGCGCCCCGGCGTGTTCCCTCAGCAGGCTATCGAGATACCACAGCGCCGCATACGTCTTGCCCGTCTCGCTCGGCCCACTAATGCACACCTCATGGTGCGCCTGTGAGGTTTGCAGGGTCAGCGCCGCACCACGAAACGTTGGCACCACACCCCCGCCCGCGCTTGACGCGCGGCGGCGCAGCGGCGGCGGTTCGTGCAAGAGCTTGTATCGGCTATTCGCTACTAGGCTCATTGTTCAGTAGGTGCTCCACCCGCAGGGCGGGCG